TTATTAATCTAAAAAGACTACAAATTCCGTAGTCGTATAATAACTATATACCAAACCAACAAAAATCAAATGATATATAAATATATATCCCTATTTTTTCGTATCTTACTATTTATTATTAGGTAAAAAACAGGCAAAATTATGGCAACAGATTACGAAATATTCAAAGGCAAAACACTCGGTGATGTATTTAAAGACATCTATGATAATTCCCACACCAATAAAAAACAATTAGAAGTTCTAATGAAAGAGGTGGTAGGGTTCATCAAAGACGGGGATACTGCTATACAAATTATACCTATGTTGAAAGAATACTTAGAGATAAATGTAAAGAACGACGAACAACTTGTTAAGTTGGCAACTATCGTTCAAAGAATTACTGCGGCAGAAAAGAGAGTATCGGATTCAGGAGATGAGTTCGGATTAACTGAAGCAGAAAAAGAACAATTGATGAACGCAATAGAATCAGATGTTCAAGAGTTACAAGTAAAGAAAGATGAAATTGAGTCTTCAATCACAAAGGAAAATTAATGTTAAAGTTTGAACCAGCAGAGGTTCTTGAAGTATATACAGATACTCTTGATGAATCTTCAATTGGTGCCGTAAAAGCAAGGTTTGATATATCTCAACAGAATCAACCACTTAGAGATGCTAAAATATTTTATCCATTAGATTCCAATGTATTGCAAGTTCCCGTACAAGGAGAAGAAATATTAGGTTGTGAGTTTGGTGGGAAATATTTTTATATGTCGAAGTTGAATAAATCCAACACAGCAACTAATGATTCTAACTTTGGAGTTAGTGCATTAGGAACTGGTGACCCATATGAAGACTTTAAATTTAGATTTGGTAAGTATTTCAATCCGCCTTCTCGTGTAAAGAAATTATTGATGAGAGAAGGTGATACAATTATACAAGGACGATTTGGTAATTCAATTCGTTTAGGAAGTAATCAATTCCAATCAGGTAGTACAGATAAAAGAAACTTAACAGAGTCACCAAATGTAAAAATCATAGCAGGTGGATTTACCAATGGTCCAATTTATAATGAATCATTAGTTTCAGATTTATCTTCTAAAATTATACAAGAAGAAAAGAGTTCAGTTTATTTAACGACGGACGAATATGTTCCGTATGAAGATGTGGGAGTAGCATCAACATTTGATAATAATGAAACATACTTTAAGCCACAGGTAATTATACAATCAGATAGAATTGTATTTAACTCTAAGGGTGATGATGGTGGAATAGGTATTTACTCAAGAGATAATATTGAACTTAAATCAGCAGATAAAGTTGAAATAGATTCACCAACAATAGATATTGGTTCAAACTCACTTGTTCCCACAGTATTAGGAAATAAAGATTTTACATTTTTAATTAACTCTTTAATTGACGGGAAGATTTCATCTAATGAAAGTGAAATAGTAGAAGAATCGGCCAGTCCAGCTCCCAACGCAATAAAGATAGCAGAACTGACTAAGGAAAATGTAGAATTAAATAAAATTAAAAGTGGTAAAACTTACTTAAGTAAAAAAATAAATGTAGAATAGGAGTAGTAATGAAGAAAAATGACTTAATAAAAATAATCGAATTAGTTGTCCGTAAAGAAGTTAAAAAACAGATGACAGAGATATTTATTAATGAAGAAAAAGAAATCAAATTAGCAGAAGTGGTTTCTAAACCCGAACCTAAAAAGGTTCTCAATAAACCTAAAAAACAATATAGTAAAAATACAGCATTGAATGAAGTATTGAACAATACCAATCCATTAGGAAAAAGTCAACAAGATGAATATCCAACATTGGGTGGTGGTGTTTTAGGTTCAAACAATATGGCAGAAGTATTGGGTTATGGGGATTTAGGTAAAGGACAGAATAAAGAAATGGCAAGAGAAGTTGCGGCAGTAGACACCATTAAGAAAGCAGGTGTTTCAGTAGACCAAGTTCCAGTAGGTGTTCAAGACGCTTTAACTCGTGATTACTCTGGACTAATGAAAGCAATTAACAAAAAGAAAAAAGGTGAGGATAACTTTAGACCTTAAAACTAAATGAGTATAAGAGAAATAGATAGAAATGATGATGTATATATTGGATTAGAGTTTCCATTAGACCACAATCTAACAGGATTTTTTAGGCAATCTAAAACTATACAAGAACAAGTAAAATCTAATATTAAAAACTTACTATTAACATCAAAGGGTGAAAGAGTATTTCAACCAAACTTTGGTTGTGACTTAAGAGACTTATTGTTTGAACAAATAACTAGTGAAACTTTAGATGGAGTTGATAATAGTATTAGAGTTGCTTTAGATACTTGGTTACCTTATGTTAATATAAATGATTTAATACTTGTTCAAGATGAATCTAATCCAAATGAGATAACGATATCACTTGAATACTCAACAACACTTCAACCAGACGCACTAGATAATATAACCTTTAATTTGGTTGTAGGAGAATAAAATGGCTACGAATGTAGATTACCAAACAAATAAAAAAATAGTAAAAAAAGATGTAAGTTATCTCGGTAGAGACTTTTCATCCATTAGAGAAAATCTTTTGGAGTTCGCAAAATCTTATTTCCCAAATACTTATAATGACTTCAATGAAGCATCACCAGGAATGATGTTTATTGAAATGGCATCATACGTTGGAGACGTAATGAATTACTATGTTGACAATCAATTTAAAGAAACACTTTTACAATATGCAGAAGAAAAGAAAAATGTTTTTGATATTGCACAATCTTATGGATACAAACCAAGTTTGGCAATACCAGCAACTGTAGAATTAGAAGTTTCACAATTAGTTCCGGCAAAAGCAGTCGGTGGTGGTTATCAACCCGATATTGATTACGCAGGAGTAGTCTCTGGTAATTCAATTATTACTTCAGATACTGGTGTTGATTTTACCATACTGGATGATGTTAATTTTAAAGCATCAAGCTCATTAGACAGAAGAAGTGATGAAGTTCAAACACCTTCATCAGGAACAATACCAACACAATTTAAATTAACTAAAAAGGTATTAGCAAAATCTGGAGACACCATAACTGAAACTTTCTCATTTACCGGAGCAAAGAAGTTTGATAAGATAACCTTATCAAATGAAAAAGTAACTGAAATTGTATCGTGTGTGGATAGTAATGGGAATAGTTGGTATCAAGTTCCTTTCTTAGCACAAGACACGGTATTTGAATCAATAGAAAATACTACTTTAAACGACCCAGAATTCGCATCACAAAAAAGTGATACACCTTATATGTTAAGATTAATTAAATCATCAAGAAGATTTACAACATATGTTCGTGAAGATAATAGAATGGAATTAAGATTTGGTTCAGGTGTTAGTGACAACGCAGATGAAACACTAATTCCGAATCCAGATAATGTCGGTTCAGCGTTAAGTTTTGGAGTAACACATTTAGATACAGCATTTGACCCAACAAATTTTATGAATACAAGAACGTTCGGTTTGGCACCAAGCAATACAACACTAACCATTACATATCGTTATGGTGGAGCAGTAGAGCATAATGTTAGAAGTAATTCAATTACTTTCCCGAAAAATATAACGTTTGCGATTCAAGAGGATGGTTTAACCGCATCATTGGTTCAAACATCAAAAGATAGTTTAGGTTTTACAAATTCAACAGGAGCATCGGGTGGAGCAAGTCAAGAAACATTAACCGAAATAAAACAGAATGCTGCAGCATACTTCAATGCACAGAATAGAGCAGTTACAAAAGCTGACTACATAACAAGAGTTTATTCATTACCACAAAAATATGGAAACATAGCAAAAGCATATATTGTTCAAGATACACAATTACAAGAAAATAATGATACCACTACTGAGATTCAAAATCCATTAGCATTAAATATGTATTTGTTGGGATACGATGGTAATAAATACTTAGCAAAATTAAACGACGCAGTAAAACAAAATTTAAAAATGTATCTTTCCCAATATAGATTAGTAACAGATGCAGTTAATTTAAAAAATGCATACATAATTAATATTGGAATTAGATTCGCAATCGTT